TGCTGTTCCATATTTTTCAAGCTGTAAATTATAAATCTCCCCAAGACTCTCAGGAAATCCAAGACCCCGTATCCAATCTTGAATCTCAATATAGTTTTGAAGTTCCTCATCAACCAGAAATCTCAATGTAAGATCCTCAAAATCAATAATCTCACCAGGTATGGGAATATCTCTAAGACCAGCAGTTGGTTGAATTGTGGTCCTTAATGTCATGCCGGGTATGTTTACGGCATTACCAAAGAATGTTATCTTTGGTGCCCTTGCTACCTGAAACCTAAACCCTTGGGGTTGTAAAAAGTTTCTATTTTGAATAGCAGGTTTACCAGCAGTTGATGGTGTTGACCTAATAGGTTGTCTTGTTCTTACATCAGCCATTATCTTTTTTGATTATTTATTTACATAATAAAAAAAGAGACCCCTAAGGGTCTCTTGAGGTTGGATATGATCCAGTGATCACATCAGATTCTTGACCAGGACCCTTCTGTAGTAGCGGTTAGAGTTGACTCTAAGTCTACCAAGTCCTTGGGTAGTACCTTCAGCAAAGGGATTAGCAACAAGACCATATCTTGTCTTAAAGCCAATCTTGGGCTGGAAGGTGTTCTCACCAACTGCACGTACCATCTGAAGGGGTACATATGGGCAGTAGAAGAGACCAGCATCATAAGGGGAAGAACCCTTATAACCAACAACATAATACTGGTTACCAGAGTTGCTAGCAGAGTTGTTAGCAGCCAGGTTAGCAGCATAGGGGTCAATGTAAACTCTGAACTTACCATTGATGGTTCCAGCAAAGGTGTTGCCAGTGTCATCAACATTCAGGTTTGCATTAAGGGCAGGGGTATAATCCAGGATACCAGCCATGGTCAGTGCAGATGCTACATCAGCAGAGCACATGACAATGTTGCCCTTTCCTCTTCTTGTTCTTTGAGCGATTGCGTTGGCATCTCTCTCAATTTGGAACAGAAGACCCTTGAACTTCTCAACAGACCATCTACCATTAGAGTCAACATCCAGGTCAAACTGACCAGCAGTTGCTACATTGGAGACAGCACCTTGCTCAGCAGACTTGTAGATAGTTCTGATAACTTCTCTGTTGATCTCAGCAAGGATCTCAGTGGAGAGAATGTTAGCAAGTTCTGCTTCAGCATTCAGGCCATGAATTGCTTTCAGGTCCTGAGCAAGTTCAAGACTATACTCAGCCTTCAGTGCTCTAGACTTAGCAGTAACAGTGACCTTCTCAATGCTGAAGGCCATCTCATTGAACTGATTGCCTGTGCCATTGCCCAGATTCTCAGCATCACCAGTTGCCATGCCCTGACCAACTGTGTAACCAGTTGAAGAGGCAGAACCAACAGGGTTAAGTACAGAAGGATTATCACCATTCTGTGCAGTAGTACCAAGACCAGCAGCGACATCAGCCATGCCACCAGTCAGGTTGAATCCATCATCCTGACCAGAGAAGGCGGTATCGGCTTCGTCGTAGAATGATTCAGTACCAGATTGATCAGTATATCTGGAACGCATTGCAAAGATCAGTCCAGTAGGACCAGACATTGGCTGAACACCAGCCAGATCATATGCAACCAGGTTAGGCATTGCACGTCTGATCAGGGAGATCAGAACAGGGTCAAAACCAGCAACAGGACCAGCAGCGGTGGCATTAGCACCAAAGCCAGCAGTTGTAGCGGGGTTGCCAGTAGGTTGACCAGCAGCATTACCTGCCATTGTTGGCGTTTCCATCAGGTTGATACCCTGACTAAACGCAGCTTCTTCTCTCAGAAACTTTTCTTGGTTTTCCAGCAGGACAGCAGTGACAGCTCTTCTATGGTTATCCTTGATACCATCAAGACCTTCATAGTCTAGGAGAGGTGCCCACTTTTCCTGCAAGTGCTCAGATTGGAACATTTGCTTTTCCTTAAAATGGATTGTTTACAGTTTGAATTAATTAATTCAGTTTTGCTTAAAAGCACCCAGAGATCTCAGATAGGTCTCCATGGTGGAAGATGTGGCAGCAGTGGTGCTGTCTACACCCTCAGAAAGAGTCTGAGTTGAGGTTGCTTTAGCAGCAGGAGTTGATCTAGAGAAGTATGACTCCTTTAGAGTCTCCAACTTTTCACGATATTCTTCTTCACTTTCAAACTCTACGCTCTCAGCAAGTGAGGCGAGCTTTTCCTTCTGGGTCTCTGCGAGTCCTGAGGAAACTTGATTAAGAACGTCTTGAGCATTGCTTTCAGCAAGTCTTCTGCTCAGACCAATGTTCTTATCAATTTGCTCATTGAGCTTGGTCTCCATGTCATCAAGTTTTTCTACCATGCTTTCCAGCACATCATATTTATCTTCAGGAATGGTTACATAATGTTCTTCAAAAAGTTCCTTCATGCCTGAGAGGAAACTCTCAGTCATTTCAGATTTAATACCATGTTCTACTGCCAGTTCATTCTCAGTCATCCACTCTTCGCAGACATACTCGAGATAGGCATCTACTCTTTCTTGAAGTGAGGTCTTGAGTTCTTCCCTTGCCTCATCAAGTTGAGCAGCATATTGTGTTTCCAGGGTTTCCTGGATTTCTTTTACTTTGGAATTCAGAGCAGCTTCAAAGACAACCTTTGCTTTTTCTCTAAACTCCTCAGAGAGTTCTTCACCACCAAGGAGGGCATTGACATCTTCATCCATGTCATATGCTTCAATTGTTTCTTCTGATTCAGCAACTACTTCATCAGTGGTTACTTCCTCTTCTGCTACAACCTCTTCCCCAGTTTCCTCTGCCTCTTCTTTGGCCATTTTCTGCATACCCTCATCTTTTTTGGCACCCCTGTTGACTACATCAGCCACTGTCTTAATCTTTGGTTCTCTGATTTTAGCAGAATCATCATCTGCCTTATAATTCTCAGGGGTAGGACCACCAAGATCCTCATAAGAACCAGCTTTAGATGAATCCATAGGGTCTCCAGGCTTGGCACCAGAATTTACCGCAGTTTTGGATTGTGCTGTCTTTACTTCCATTTCTTGTAGATCTCCACGAGACATTTGAACTCTCCGATTGCCTTTTTTAAACTATATTTATTTATAAATTAAAACCTTTGATATCAAAGGTTATTCAGGAAGTTATTGAATACTTCCAGTTTTTTCTCATCCAGTTGTTTTTGATCAACCAGAGTATTGATCTGTTTATATGTTTTAGCAGCAAGACTTTCTCTTAGAATGCCACCATCCCACACCCACTCCTTTCCTTCCATGATACCCTCAACAAAGGCATCAGGAGCAGAGGGATCAGCAACAATATCAGCAGCAGTTGCCAACATAAAGTCATCACCCACAATGTTTACTCCTTCTCTGGTGGGTTTAAGTGAACCAATACCCCTGGATGAAACACCCAGTTTAACACCCTCATCAATAAGAGATTGTGCAATCTTACCCATTGGTGTGCCAGGGAGTTTAGCCTTACCAATGAAATTTGAACCACTCTCTTTGAGTGATACAATTTTGTGGGATACCCTGTCTAGGTTTACTGTAGGACCATCTGGATGTCCCAGTTCTCCCAGTGCTCTGCCTGACTTTACATGGTTTTCATTGTATCTTTGAACCTCCTTTCTCAGGACGCTCATAGGATACATTCTACCATTTCTATTTTGAAGGTCTCCCTGTAGAAAGATTCCCTCAATAAACATTGACTTCCTTCCACCAACGCTTTCTACAATGAAGTCAACAGTTTCTATTTCCTCTCTAATAAGTTTCATTTTACTATTAGTTTTTATCCCTTATTTTTTATTTATGCTAATTATTATTCATTTCCAGAAGAAGTCCAAACATTGGTAGCAAGGATTGTATGAATTTCTTGTTTAGTATAAGGTCCTTCTTTTCCTGTAATACTAGAAACAAATGATGGTTCACTACCATCCCATTTCACAAAAGTTTTTGTCTCATCAACAGATTTTTTAACTGTTTCAGAGGAAGTCTCACAAACTTGAGAGAAATCTACTTTTGATAATTCTGAAGTGGGTATAATTAAATAAGTTCTTGCCATTTTTTTTATTATTATGAAAGTCTAAATTTAGATGAAATTGCGTTAAAGTTTTGTGTAACTTCTGATTGTGAAAGTGCTCTATTATAAACTCCTACTTGTGCAAAATTTCCAGGAAAATTATTCATACTACTACCATAATCTGGAAAATTATCCGCTATACTTGCTCCTGCAGTACCAGAGTGTCCACCACTAGATTGTGTATCTTTGAGCACTGCATTTTCATATAGTTTAAGATCAGTTCCATCATAAGTTGCGGTTATAATATACCATCTATTCTGTTGCATAGTACCTCCTACCGCTCCAGCTGTGGCAAATGCACCACCATGCTGAATTTTAAATTTAGTAGATGTATCTACATAAAACCTAACAGGTCCAGGATGTCCCGATGATCCTTGATCAATAAATGCCACTTTATTTCCTGAGCTAGTTTTAAAAACAACAATATGAATAGAATATTGTGCAGGATAGATTAAGTTGTCTAAATCGGCTCTGTCATTACTTCCATCAAAATTAAAATATCCATCTCCTGTTTCAGTAGTGCCATCACTAGGTACAAATGTAGGTCCATTGACAAGAATTGCATCATTACTTCCAACTAAATCACTCCAAGTTGTGCCACTACCAGAATAAGCACCAGCATCTAAGTACATAAAAAGTCCGTCAGTAATTATAGGAATATTAAAACCAGAGCTAGGGCGACTAAATTTCTGTGACCAAGAGTTAAATCCCAGTCCTAAAAATGGATGTGCCATTACTCACCTTCAAATACTACCGTTGCTGTTTCCCCTGTAAGAGCTCTTGCCCATACGTATGCTGCACTACCAACATGACTTAAATCAGTCACTGTTTTCTTCATTTCTCCCTCAAATGTCTTATAAACTAATCCAACATCTGTTGCTGTCGGCGCAGAATTTGTTGAAGTAATTCCAATTACAAGTGGATTATTACTCTGGCATTGAAAGGTAATAGTGGTTACATTATCACCAATCTTGATATATTCACTTGTAGTAACGTCTGTGGATGCTAGTGCCATTAGTCTTGATCCTCTGTTTGAGTTTCTTCCTCTTCATCCTCTTCGGGCTCAACCTCAAGTTCGTTAACAACTTCATCAGTTTCTGTAGTAGGATCATCGAATACCGATGCGGCTACATTAGGTCTGATAGTTTCAATCTCTTGAGCGCTCTTTGCAAAAAGAATGTCTTTAATTTTGTCACTGATTTGTGAAGCGTTTGCATCGT